CGCAGCCACATTCACTTGGGCGATGTCCAAGAAGAGCAACTCAGCAGTTGCGCCTCGCGGGGCAGCACTGTTGACCAAGGCTCTGGCTTCGGGCGTCACCCTGATCGACGCAGCCACTGGCCGCATCGACATCACGCTTGACCCAGCGGACACCGAGTCCCTCGCGGGCACTTACTATCATGAGCTTCAGATGACGGACACGGGCGTAGTGTCCACGGTTCTGTACGGCTCAGTAACCATCGTGAAGGATCTAGTTTAATGCCTATCGCATCAGACCTCGTCGTTGAAAACGGCGCTGGCCTCTCAGCGGCCAACACCTACATCAATCTGGCCCCCGCCGCAACGTACCACGCACTCCGTGGTAACGAAATCTGGGCGGACGCGAGCGAGTCCGACCAAGTCGTCGCGCTGATTCGCGCGACGGACTACGTGGAGTCCCGCTGGACGTTCACAGGTACCCCACTCCTCACCACGCAGGCACTCAGCTTCCCCATGGCCGCGAAGTACCTGAACAACCGTGGCGCGGACGTAAGCTCGACGGTCCCAGCAGAGATCGCGGAAGCGACCGCTGAGTACGCTCTGGCAGTCCTTGGTACCGGTGCGGGGCTCGTGGACCTCTCCCCTGCCGTGGACCAGACCGAGCCCCACTCAGTCAACTACAAGCGCGAGAAGGTCGGCACCCTCGAAGAGGAGACCCGATTTGACACCGCTCGTGGAATCAAGATCACGCTGTCCTATCCGACGGCAGACAAGATCATACAGTCCTCTGGCTTCCTGGCTGGCGGGCGCTCAGGCAGCACCATCCGATAGGAGGTCACCATGGCGCTAATAGATACCGCAGTTGAGCTGATCAAAAAGAATGGCCGAACTGTTTCAATTCGGCGGTCCGTAACGACCGCAGGAGACCCTGCAAAGCCTTGGGGCGGCGCGGGCGACACGACCGTGGATACCGACGAGTCAACGACCGCTGTGTTCTTCAATGAGAACGCGAAGGATCTTGAAGCGCGGCTGTCCGCAGTCAGCCGACTGGTTGTTTCTCCAGTAGAGCAGAGCAAAATACTAGTCTACGTCGCGGCACGGGACCTTGGCGTGGCCCCGACAATCGCGGACAAACTAGTGGACGGCTCTCGCGTACTTGAGATCGAACAAGTCGAAACGGTACAACCCGGAAATCAGGCTATCCTGTACATCCTGAAGGTGGAGAACTGATATGTCAACACAGATGGGCGCAGTGGATGAGATGCTAACCTTAGTCAAGACGACTTGGGACGCTCAGGCTGGCGGCGCTCCGCTTTACTTCGATAATATGGACGCAGATCGTCCCGACGTGCCCAGCACATTCGGCCGAGCCATCGTTCGTCACTTCACCGGACGGCAGATCAGCCTTGGCGACCAGTCGCTCAAGCGACGATCCGGGGCGCTCTTCATCCAAATATTTATGCCTCAAGGCGGCGGACAGTACGAGATTCGTAACCTGTCTGACCAAATGATGTTTGCTCTTGAAGGTGCGGACAACAGCATCGTTCGATTGACAGACGTCCAGATAAACGAAATTGGCGCTGACGGAACCTACTTTCAGGTAAACGTAGTTGCTAACTTCTCATACGACCGCGTGTCGTAAAAAAAAAAAGGAACTATTTAATGTCTGATACCAATCGCGTGGGTCTTCGATATATCAAAGAGGCCGCAGGTACACCCGGCACTACCCCATCCACGGGGCAGCTTGTGGCTATCCCGTTCACCGGCTCGTCTGACCTCGGCTTTACCCCCGAGACGACCACCTCAAGCATCATCCGATCTGACCGAGAGATCAGTGACCTCGTCCTCGTGAACGCCTCGGTCGGCGGCGGGTTCGACACCGAGCTGATCGCGGGCAATGCTCTTGACAACCTGTTGGATGGGGTCTTGTTCTCCGGTACGACCCTGGCCAGCCAGACCGCTTCGGTGAAAGTAAACAGCGGCTCAGTAACCTTCACGGACGTCGCTGGCGGAACCACTCTCGCAGGTACCGGCATTACCAGTGGGGTCACTGTTGGTGGCGTCGTTAAGGTTGAAAATGCAACTGAGACAGTCATCGCGCCGGTTACCGGTGTAACGGGATCAACGTCGATCACGATCTCCGCCTCGACGACCTCTGCTGGCGCAACCAGTGGAACCACGGTCACCCTGCTCCCGTCGATCAGCAATGGCACGACACAGTCCTCGTACACCATGGAGCGGACGTACCGCACCGACGAAGGCTCCGATGAGTTCTATGAGTATCTTCGTGGCATGGTCCCTGGCACGTTCAGCATGTCAGCTTCGGCGTCCTCAATCGTTGAAGCCTCGTTCGGCTTCACCGGCAAGACCCAAAAGTTCGAGGCGCAGCTTGGTGGATCTCTGACCCGTCCCACCGCTGGAGCGTTCTCTGTGTACAATGCGGCGAGCAACGTGGCGACCATCGCCATTGGTGGCGAACCCATGGGCGACAACTTCGTCATGGAAGCGAGCATCGAAATCGAGAACAACCTCCGCGAGCGAAACGCTCTTGGTACGTTGGGGGCGATCTCAATCGGCGCTGGCGAGTTCTCGGTCACCGGATCTCTTAACACTTATTTTAACAACTCCGACCTGATCGCTAAGGTCATCGACAACTCTGAAACCAGTCTGACCTTGGCCTTCAACTCGGGCGACGAGAGCATCATGTTCTTCCTGCCAAGAGTTAAGTTCTCTGAGGGCACCCCGGACGTCTCTGGGAAAAATGAAGACGTGATGGCCTCGATCTCCTTTCAGGCCCTTCGCGACAATACGCTTCCAAATCATACTCTGACCATCGCGAAGACCACCTAGGAACTTGGGGGCTGGGCTGCCAATACGGTCCAGCCTCTCCCTAGTTCATACCGAAGCTCCACTACACTTTAGGACCACATGTGTGGCCTAAGTTCGCCCGCACCAGCGGGCATAACCCCCTGAACAAAGGAACACATTCATGTCACTGTATACACTTTTTGAAACAAATGAGGACGCTGAACTCGACGGCTTCGAGCTGATCCTGTTCGACAATGAGGTGGAGATCAAATTCACCTTGGCCCGTGCCGGTGGGTCGAACAAGAAGTTTGCGAACCGCTTGCAGGCACTTCTCCGACCTTATGAGCGCTCGATAAAAGCGGGCACCATGAGCGATGACAAGGCCGAGGATATTATGTGTCAGACAATAGCCGAGACGGTCATTCTGTCCTGGGCTAACGTCAACGACCGTGATGGCAAGGCACTGCCCTTCAGTGTCCCCGCAGCCAAGCAACTGCTGCTTGATCTCCCTGAGCTTCGGACCGTGATTCTTGAAGAGGCCCAGAAGGCTGTGAATTTCGTAGCGGAAGAGGTCGAACAGAACTCAAAAAACTAAGGGAGTATATCCGCTGGTCCCTGGAATGGGGCGAAAGGGCGTCGGCCCTCCTGAAGGCCGCAGCCGATGCGGGTGTACCTCCTCCCAAAAGCGCAGTCCCTCCTGACTTACCTGAGCATCTAGGTAAGTTCATTCAGGAGTTTTGGGTCCTAACAACATGCAGACAGTACACGATGTCTGGTCCTGGGCCTATCCCTTGGACCGCCATTGACCAATACGCGGAGCGACATGCATATACACAGGACGTACTCCTCTATGAGGACTTCATAGCCTACGTCACCGCGATAGACCTAGAGTATCTCGCAGTGATAAACGAGGAGACGCAAAGGAAACAACAAGAGGCAGAGAGCAAGGGCAAGGCGCAAGCCAAGCAGCCCAAACGGTCCAACTGGTAACTTGCTGAAAACTGGCGTGGCCAGCAGGAAACTTGCGATCCAACGGGCGGGCCTTATCACAAGGCCCGCCCTTTTCTTACCGGAGCGTAGAATATGAGAATGAAATCAAACTTCAAGCTAGCTGCCTCAGAGATGCAAAAACTCACTGACAGGATTGACAACAATCTAAAACTTATTGTACGTGATGTGTCCGCTGAGGTCTATGGGGAACTCACACAAGACCCACGCTCCCTTGGAGCGGGCACTGGAACTCCGCGTGATACCCGACGCGCAACCAATGGGTGGAACATATCTCAGAACGGACCGAACTATGATGACCCTGGGGAGGGCCAATATGGCGAACCTCCTGGGGCCCGAGAAGAGGCCCGTACTCAGATACGCAGAGGCGCCACGAACGCGAGTATCGCGAATGGTGTACCATACATCGCAACCCTAGACAACGGCACCTCGACGCAAGCACCCGCTGGATTCGTTCAGCGTGCTGTGAACCGAGCCGTCAACTGGCTTATAGGTTTCGACGTTCTAAACAAAAACTACGAGAAACGCTAAGGGGACACGATGGCAACCCAGAACATTAACATCAACGTAAATGCACGAGGTATCCGGCAGACCACTCGCCAGATGACCGGACTCGGAAGGTCCATGGATCGCGCTGGACTGTCCGCTGGCCAAGCTAGTATTGCTCTGGCGGCGGTAGGCGCGGTTGCCATAGGCACATCGCGCAAGCTCGTCAGGTCCGCAGATGCGTTCACGAACCTAACCAATCAGACGAAGGTCTTCGCTAAGAGTTCCGGGTCTGCGTCATTCAAGATGCAGGA